AATATTAATGATATTGGTGGTGAAGTCGTAAAAGAAGACGACCGTTACATTGTAAAAGATAATAAGTTACTTAATAACTTAGTGGTAAGTAGTACTGATTTAAAAGCAACTAAAAGTACATCAGGTCATAGACATGCTGGTCAAGAAGAAGTGTATTACTTTGTAAAGGGTTCTGGTAAAATGGAACTTGATGATAAACAAATAAATGTTAAATCTGGTGATGTAGTTCTTATTGAAGATGATGTATTTCATCGTGTGCATGCTGGTCCTCGCGGCGTTTATTTTGTTTGTGTGTTTGATGGAAGGAGAACACATTGAAGATTGGATTGACAGCATCTACATTTGATTTACTTCATGCCGGGCATATTGCTATGCTTCGTGAAGCAAAATCGCAATGTGATTATTTAATATGTGCTTTGCAAGTGGATCCTACACTTGACCGTAAAGAAAAGAATGCACCCGTACAAAGCATTGTTGAAAGACAGGCTCAGATTGCGGCAGTTAAGTATGTTGATGAAGTGGTAATTTATTGCACTGAAGAAGACTTGCTTGATATTATAAACATGTATCCAATTTCCGTGAGAATTCTTGGTGAAGAATATCGCCAGAAAGACTTTACGGGTAAAGATGAATGTCGCAATCGCGGCATTGAATTATACTTTAATAAACGTGACCACAGATTTAGTACTAGTGATCTTCGTAAAAGAGTATCTGAAAAACACGAAGGAACTTCTTATGCCATCAATCGCGCTCTCTAATAGAAAAATACCTAAAGACGGATTAGACTTTTACCCTACTCCACCGTGGGCAACTAGGGCTTTGTTCGAATATGGGTATAAAGATATTATAAGTAGAGATGATACTATTTGGGAACCAGCATGTGGTCACTTCCATATGTCAAATATTATAAAAGAATACTTTACAGATGTGGTAACAAGTGATATAATGTATGGTCAAGACTTTTTGAATGATGAACACCTGGTGTGTAAACCTGATTGGATTATCACCAATCCTCCATTCAATGTTGGTAAAGAGTTTGCTTTGAAATCACTTGAAACTGCAAAACGAGGTGTTGCATTCTTAGTTAGATTCTCTTTTTTAGAATCAATTAAAAGATGGGAAGAACTTTACTCTATACATAAACCAGCAAAGGTTCTTATCTTTACTCGTAGAGTGGGGTTCTTACCAAGTGAGGTATCACGTAACACTAATTCCGCTGTTCCATATATTTGGTTAGTATGGGACAATAAACATAAAGGACCAACTGAGTTTGACTGGATAGGTCATGACCGTGATAAACTTGAAAAGTTCGGTGATTATCCAGAAGACAATATGATCTTTGAAGACCATTTACAATAGGAGACTATCATGCCAAATTGGTGTAGCAATTCAATTACAATATGGGGACCATACGATAAACTTAAACATCTTTTAGAAGATGCTAAGAAATATGAACCAGGTTTACTAGAAGCAATGGTTCCTATCGGTGAGTGGGACTATGGTAAAGCAAGTGAAGCTTGGGGCACAAAGTGGGATGTGAGCGTAGAAGATTTGGAGCTTACTGATAATGGTGACGGTACTGGTACCATTGAAGGTCATTTTGATAGTGCTTGGGGACCACCGACAGATGCACTTAAAACATATTGTGATAACAATGATGATGTTGAGATTGAATGTTTTTACTTTGAACCAGGTCAATGCTTTGTAGGTTGTTGGACTGAAGGTGATGATGATTATCATGTGTATTCAGATGCAACAAGTGAAACAATCAGAGAATTTGTTCCAGAATATCTTGTAGATTATTATGGTCTAGAAGACGAATTGGCAAGTTGGGAAGAAGACGAAGATTAGGAGAAAAAAATGGCTAATATGCAAGAACGCCACGAAGAATATATGAAGCGTAGAATTCGTGAAGAAGATGCAGAACGCGGTGCCGTTGTATCATATAACAATATGAGACTGACAAAAGAAGTTGAAGAACTAAAAGAGCGTATTAAAACTCTTGAAACTGATATGGCATATATGAATTTAACAGATGGACAGAAAATCAAGCTAGAAGTGAAAGGCGAAGTATGAAAATTCTAGTCGTAGGTGCAGGGTTTGCGGGTGCTACATATGCCCGCATTCTCGCAGAAGCTGGTCATAAGATTACCGTAATTGACAAACGTGACCATGTTGCGGGTAATGCATTTGACTATTTAAACGAATATGGTATTAGGGTGCATAAGTACGGACCTCATATCTTTCATACGAATAACAAAAGAGTGTACGATTTTCTTTCACGCTTTACTGAGTGGTTACCATATAAACATAAAGTTAAGGCTCAACTAGAAGATGGTCAGTTTGTTACTTTACCTGTCAACAAAGAGACAAAAGAAATTGTAGGTGAAGAAAACATTATAGACACCTTCTATAGACCCTATACTAAAAAGATGTGGGATAAAGATATCGAAGAACTTGACCCTAGCATCTTACAAAGAATTCCTGTAAGAGACGATGATAACGAATTATATTTTCCTGGTGATGAATATCAAGTTTTACCTAAATATGGTTATACAGATATGATTGCTGGCATGCTTGAGCATGAGAACATCATTGTGAAATTAAATACAAGATTTCATCAAAGCATACCTTTTGACCATTGCTTTAATTCAATGCCAATTGATGTATATTTCAATAACGAACATGGCGAATTGCCATACAGATCTCTTAAGTTTCATAACGTAACTTTACCAATGATAAAAACTCTGCCAACGACTACTGTGAATTTCACACACGATGGTCCGTTTACACGAGTTTCCGAATGGAAACACATGCCTGGTCATGGTGATAACAAGTGTTTCACTACTCTTACTTATGAAGAGCCGTGTGATTATCGTGACAATGATATGGAAAGATATTATCCAGTCAAAGACGTTGATGGCAAGAACAGGGACATCTATAACAAATATAAAGCACAAGAGCCCGAGAACATGACCTTTATAGGTCGTTGTGGTATGTATGTTTATGTCGATATGCACCAAGCAGTAAACTCTGCTATGATGGGTGCAGAAGCCTTTATGAAAAAACAGGGTTTACATTCTGGCGAATTTGTGCTATAATACAGTACAATCAAATTAGGAGTAAAATATATGAGTATTATGGATAAACTCAAATCGAAATCTAAGCTTAAAGCTACAGAAATTCTATCTGAATCTAAATTTTTTAATGAGAAAGATATGGTTCCGACAAGCGTTCCAATGGTAAACGTTGCGCTGTCTGGTTCTACAGAAGGTGGCTTAGCACCTGGCTTGACTGTTCTTGCTGGTCCTTCGAAGCACTTCAAGACATCCTTTGCATTGCTTATGGCAGGCGCGTATATGAAAAAGTATCCAGATGCCGTTATGCTATTCTATGATTCAGAGTTTGGCTCACCACAATCATACTTCGAACAGTTTGAGGTAGATACAAGTCGTGTGCTTCATACGCCAATTACCAACGTAGAAGAACTTAAGTTCGATTTGATTTCTCAGCTAGAAGGTCTAGACCGTAAAGATAAAGTGATTGTTGTTATTGATTCGATTGGTAATCTTGCATCTAAGAAAGAGATGGAAGATGCTATCAATGAAAAGTCTGTTGCAGATATGTCTCGTGCAAAAGCACTAAAAGGCTTGTTCCGTATGTGTACACCGTATCTTGCGATGAAAGATATTCCATTGCTTGCCGTTAATCATACATATCAAGAGATTGGTTTGTTTCCTAAAGCTATCGTTTCTGGTGGTACAGGTATCTACTATTCTGCAGACAATATTTGGATTATTGGTCGCCGTCAGAACAAGAAGGGTACTGAAGTTACTGGATATGATTTCGTTATTAACGTTGAGAAGTCTCGTTATGTAAAAGAGAAGTCTAAGATTCCCGTTACAGTATCATGGGAAGGTGGCGTTGAGACATATTCTGGTTTACTTGAAGTTGGTCTTGCTGGTGGATATGTACAAAAACCTAGTAACGGTTGGTATGAAACAGTTGACCCAGCAACGGGTGAGGTACTCTCTGACGGTAAGAAACGTGAATCAGAAACACTTACTGAAGAATTCTGGACACCTGTGTTTGAAAATACTGACTTCAAAGAGTTTATTAAAAAGTCTTACACTATTGGACACAGAACAGAAATCGATATGGATGCATTAGTAGATGAAGCATAAAGAAAATGAAACTTATCAGTTGGTCCCCGGCGATGCTGGAGACCAACACTGGCTTGTACGTATTACTGCAGGTATGTTTAATGAGACTATAATTCAGTTTGGTGCAATCAGTATCAACGAAGAAGCCGAAGGTGTTATGTCATTCAATTTCTTTGTTGAATCATCACCAGATTCTGAACTTACTTCTGAAAACGAAGAGCTTCAAGCAGTAGCAGGTGATATTCTACAAGAGATACTGAGAGATGCCGTTGAAAATGACACCGCAGTATTTACGGACAAAGAAAAAGATTAACGGAGATATCTATGAAGTTTTTAGTAATGGGATTGCCTGGCAGTGGTAAAACTACTTTGGCTAAACCATTTGCAGAACTGATTGGTGCCATTCATTTGAATGCTGATGAAATTCGAACAAGATATGATGATTGGGACTTTTCATGTAATGGTCGTTTGAGACAAGCAGAACGCATGAGGCATTTAGCTGATGGTTGTGTTTTAGCTGGTAAGATGGTAGTAGCAGACTTTGTATGTCCGCTAGATTGGACACGAAAAGAGTTTGATGCAGACTACATAATTTGGATGGATACAATTCAAAATTCAAAACATGAAGATACAAATGTGATGTTCATGCCACCACTTGATAGTGAAGTCGATTATCATGTCAAAGAATGGTTTGATGATACGCATGCTCAATTGATGCTTGTGATTGATAACTACCTTGCAAAGAAAGATGATATAAAGAATGATCGTCCTTCAGGAACGTCAATGAAAAATTTATTGGTTACAAAACAAAAATGAGGTGTTTACAATTATTCAAAAGTATGATATAATATGTTTTATAATAAAGAAAGTGAATGATGCAAACAAATATTGAACAAACCATATTAAGAAATATTCTGACAGATGAAAAGTATATGCGTAAAGTGTTACCTTTCATTAAACCAGATTATTTTCAAGGCGTATATCGGTCTCTATTCAAAGAGGCTGGTAAGTATGTGTCGAAATATAACATGCTGCCAACATCAGAAACTTTAACAATTGAATTGCAAGAATCAACTGGTATGTCTGATGAACAGTTTCAGATGGCAATGGACATTATTCCTCAGTTGTATACAGGCGAAGAGATTGACGGTGATTGGCTTCTCGACAATACTGAGAAGTGGTGTCAAGACCGCGCAATTCATATTGCCATTATGGAATCTATTTCTATTATTGATGGTAAACATGAGAGCATGACTAAGAATGCATTACCAGATTTGCTAACTAAAGCTCTTGGCGTATCATTTGATAACAGTGTGGGTCACGACTATGTTGATGACTTCGAATCTCGTTATGATTTTTACCACACAGAAGAAGATAGGATTCCATTTGATCTCGACTATTTTAACAAGATTACAAAGGGTGGTGTACCGCGTAAAACACTTAACATTGCCCTTGCAGGTACTGGCGTTGGCAAGTCTTTATTCATGTGTCATGTTGCTAGTGGCGCTTTGGTAGAAGGTAGAAATGTTCTATATATTACTATGGAAATGGCAGAAGAGCGTATAGCAGAACGTATTGATGCTAATCTTCTAAACGTTCCTATTGACCAGCTTGAGAACTTATCGAAAGATATGTTCAGAGAAAAGGTTGATAATGTTGCTCGTAAGACTGATGGTAGATTGATTGTAAAAGAATATCCTACTGGTTCTGCTCACTCAGGTCATTTTAGAGCATTATTAAATGAATTGAAATTAAAAAGAACATTTGAGCCAGACATCATCTTCATAGATTATCTGAACATTTGTTCATCATCTAGAATGAAGGCTATGGGAGGATCTATCAATTCTTATACATATATTAAAGCAATTGCAGAAGAACTTCGCGGTCTTGCTGTCGAATTTAATGTCCCTATCTTTTCGGCTACTCAAACGACTAGGAGTGGTTTTGGGAATTCGGATGTTGGTCTGGAGGATACATCTGAGTCTTTCGGTCTACCAGCTACGGCGGATCTTATGTTCGCTCTTATCTCGACTGAAGAACTTGAGACTTCCGGGCAGATGATGGTCAAACAATTGAAAAATAGATATAACGACCCAACGAGCAATAAACGTTTTGTTATCGGTGTTGATAGGTCTAAAATGAGATTGTATGATGCAGAAGAAAACGAACAAACACTAATGGATGACACACCAGTATTTGATAAATCAGCAAGTGGCGAAAAAATCAAATCAGAAAAATTCGAAGGATTCAAGCTATGAACTATAAAGGTCCAGACCTTAGTACTTATTGGGGAAATGAAGAGTTTGCAGATCGTAGGGCAATGGTCATGAGAAATGACCAAGGGTTCTATGTTGAATTATATAAATCGGATGAACTTATAGAGACTAGACCTTTATATGATCATAGTGAGCGTTATGCAGAAGATTGTGCAGAAAACTTTGTAATGGGATATTTTTAAATGAACGTAAGACTTGTTAGCTATTCAAAACCATCGGAGAATTTATATGTCGGCAACGATATCCAAGAACTTATCGCGTATACAGCCCGTGTCTCGAATCCCACAAATCAAAATAACACCGAAACGTCCGAAAAACTATTACGATATCTTATGCGAGAAGCACATTGGTCCCCATTCGAAATGGTGTCTGCTTGCTTAGAAGTAACTACTACTCGTGATATCGCTCGGCAATTATTAAGACATAGGTCATTTTCATTTCAAGAATTTTCTCAGCGATATGCTGACCCAACGTTGGACTTAGCATTTGAATTTAAAGATGCTAGATTGCAAGACACTAAGAATAGACAAAATAGTATCGAAACTGATGATGCTGAATTGCAGTTAAACTGGTTAAAAAAGCAAGCGGAGGTAGTTAGTGCGGCAAAAGAATCATACGGATGGGCAATCGAAAACGGTGTTGCCAAAGAGCAAGCTAGGGCAGTTTTACCGGAAGGTATTATGGAATCTAGATTGTATGTTAACGGTACCATTAGGTCCTGGATCCATTATATCGGATTACGTTCGGGTCATGGAACGCAGAAAGAACACATCGAATTAGCTAGAGAGTGTTCAAAGGCAATTGAACCTATCTTTCCAATGATAAAAGAGTTTTGTGAATAAATTCAAAAAAAGTACTTGACATTCTCTATTTTCCTGCTATACTGTATAGACAATAAAGAGAGAGGTTAGTTATGAAAGTTTCACAAAAGTTTGTTATCACTGCTTATCAATATGACGGTGACATATGGGAAACAGTTCGGCATACTAAAGATGGCATGAATACTGTTATTCAACAAATTCTAGAAGATGGAAACATCATGCGGTATACTGTTGAAGAAAAAACAAGCTCATGAAGATATATGTTTTAGGTGCATTCGCAATTGCTTTTTTAGGTGGACTTGTTACAGGCAAGTCTGCTTTTGGTGCTGAAGCTATAGCCGCAGAATTTCATTCACACCATTCTGAAATGAAGTGTTTAGCTGATAACGTATATTGGGAAGCACGTAATCAATCAGGGAAAGGTATGATAGGTGTCGCTCTTGTCGTTAGGAATCGTGTTAACGATGATCGTTTTCCTCACTCATATTGTGAGGTTATTATGGAAGGACCTACACAACCATCTTGGAAAGAACCTCACATTCTTATCCCTGTGCGCCACCGTTGTCAGTTTAGCTGGTACTGTGACGGTAAGTCTGATACTATTCCTACTCGTGATATGGACATCTACGAGTTGGCTCGTGCCGTGGCTTTTAAAGTCTATCGAGGAGAATTCGGAGATTTTACTTATGGTGCTACTCACTACCACGCCGACTATGTAACACCAGCGTGGGCAGCATCTAAGATGGAAACAATTACAATAGATAATCATATATTTTATAGATGGGAAAAATAATGCAAGAAAAAGACGGTCCTTTTCAAAGCGAGTTTGATATTGACTTAAATGGTGTTGTTCGTAGAGAACTAATTACATATCGCTATAAAGATGGTGTAATGATTAAAGAACAAGCCACTAGAACATATACGGCAGGTGACTATAACGATAGTAAATGTGTTATGCCGATGCCAGAATGGGAAAAATAATGAGTATAGGAACAATTATATTACGTGCAACTGCACTTGGTTTATTCTTTGTAGTAGTAGACTATTACTTTATTACAGGAGGATTATATTAAATGAAAAATAAAATTAATTATAAATTCAGTGAAGATGTATACCTCAATGAAATCACTGACTACATTGAATCAACGTATAGTCAACATTATTCTAAAAAGAAATTTCAAGCATCAGAGTTTATCTATGATGCTGGTCACGGCACTGGCTTTAATATGGGTAACGTTATGAAATATGCACAACGTTACGGTAACAAAGGCACTACAGATGACCACCGTAAAGATTTGATGAAGGTAATTCATTACGCGATTCTTCAATTGTATGTTCACGATAGCGAATAGCCAAATGAATTCTATCTTTTATTTTTTTATTTTTGATTTCTAATTCGTCTGAAGAATATAATTCTTGTTCGGGTATCACATCATAAACATAAGCACCATAAAACAATGCAGTGATGAGTGATATTAGCAATATTAAATAAACTACAATTACCATTTTTCTTTACACTCTGCTTTTCTAGGGCCTTCTCTTAGTCTTATAAGCCAAGATATTTTGTCGGCATGATACTGACAAGTTTCTAAATCTTTATAAGTTAAGTGATCAAACGTAAGAGTGTTTACACCCATAGTGATAACTATAGCAAATAGCATTATGAAGAAGCTTTCCATAGAACATATACAAATGCTAAACCACTTACCAAGAGTGTGATACTGACAATAGCAAATGACTTAACATTTTCCCAAAACTCTGCTTCTTCTTTGCGTTTTTGAATTGCTAGTCTCTTTGCCTCTTCCTTTGCTTCTTGCATTCTTTTTGCTCTAAGGTCTACAATAGATTGCCAAGTGTCAGGACCGAAGCGCATGTTGATCATGTTTTTCATTTCTTGCAATGCTTCGCCAGCAAGTTTAGCGTCTATTACCTCTTGTGCTACGTTCTTAATTCCAAACTGATCGCCAACACCGACACCAGAAGCCTTACTTCTTTTCTTTTGTGCTTCGTCATGACCCTTAAAAAGATCATCCACTGCACCAGCAATCTCACCGATGTCTTTCGCTGTATCTATGTTAGATTTTATGAAATCTACACTGGCTTTTACCAGTGATATTCCTGCTAGTATTTCTGCTACTGGCATCTTGATTAATCCTTATACTGTTATGGATTAATGTAGATCAATGTGCTTATTATATTCGCTCCTGCTCTCTTATACTATTTATAAGACTTACCGATTAGCTAAAGGATTATCCAAACTTTTTTGTAGTTTTCTATCAAGGTCATTTTCAAGCGAAGTTAATTCTCTTTTGACATAGCCTTCCATGCCAGATACTTTGTCATTGAAACGATTGCTTGCATCTTCAATCATAAGTCTTGCATCTGACTTTGTTCTGTCCATAAGTGCCTGAGCTTTGTCTTCGACTGCATCAATATCATTTTCAACTTTATCTAATATCTTTTCCATACGAACCAAGTCGCCACGTAAGTCATGCTTTGCGTCACGCATGAAATCAACCTGTTCGCCAATCGCATCTTTGATAATGCCTACTTCTTTTCTGGTCATTACCATTTCTTCTTTGATTAACGCAAGGTTCTTATCAAACTCTGATAAGTCTGGTGCTACATAATTTTGGATCTGTTCTTTCATATCCATATAATCTTTGTAGAACTCAAAGCCTCCCCATAGTCCACCACCAAGTGTCCCAATAAGAGGTAACACTAATAGGAGCTTACTGCCACCCACTTTTATTCCACCGTATTCTATTTCAGCCATTTCTTTCTCCTATTTGAAATTGTATTGCAAATCTTCCATTGCACCAAAGTTAGGGTCGTTTAAGAACCATCGTGCATAAGCATGGTCAACCGTAGGCTTTGGTGGATAGAAGTTTGCTAAATCTAATATGTCATCTTGGGCATAATCAAATCCTGGCACGAATGATATAAGTGCCAATAGTTGTCTCTGTACTAACATCTGTTGTTCTATAGTAACAGCGTTTTCAATTTCTTTGGTAAGCGCAATAGCTTTCATTGCAAGAAGCATCCTGATCTTATCATTCTTTGTGCTGACCTTTTTATTCTTTTCAGTCGGTTTATCTGCTTCTTTTGCAAGGGCAGCAATTTCTTTCTCAATGTCATCTTCCTGTGCAGTTTTTCCAAATCCAGATTCGCCATCACTATTGTCTGGGCGGTCACCTGATTCTATCTCTGCTTCTGCGATTTCCTTATCTTCCTTTTCATCAAACTGTTCATCATTATCTCTTTCTTTCTCAAAGGGATTATCTACTTCATCTTCTTCTGCCTGTGCTTCTAGTTCTGCAATCTCTGTCTCAATATCATCTTCCATAGACTGTTGTTCCAAATCGATGTTGTCATCAACTTCTTGAAACCCTGTACCACTTTCTCCTGTATATGTTTCGATAGCAACTGGCTGTTCTATAACAACAGGCGCTTCTATTGTTGGTTGAGTAAAGTCAAGTTCTGCAACACCAACTTGAATATCTGGTTCTGATGTGGCTTCTTGTACTGGGTCAAAATCGCCTAAATCTACTATTTCTGGGTCAAGGTATGTTGGGCATAGTTGGTCATACTGACCATCCATTTCACATTGCTGGTCAAAGTATGCCTGCTGATAGCCAGTACATTGTACATCATATAGAGGGTCATAGTAACACCTATCTGCAAGATATGCCGCGGCGTAACCTGGACATGATGCATCATATAAGGGGTCATTGTTACATTGTGCGGTTAGATGTCCAGTGCATGATTTATCATATAGTGGGTCAAGCTTACACTGTTGATTCAAGTATGCTTGCTGGTACCCTGTACAAGATGGGTCATGTAGAGGATTTGCAGTACATTGTTGTATAAGATATGCCGCGGCGTAACCTGGACATGATGGGTCATATAAAGCATTTAATGTGCATTGTTGATTAAATAAAGCATTTGCATAGCCCGGACATGTTGCATCATATAGCTGATTATTGTAACAGAGGTTTGCGGAGTAGTTGACTGTGATTTCAGATTCTTCCCATCTAAACTCAGGTCCATAATAACCACTCCATCCAGCAACGTCTTTGCCTGTAACCATTACTTCTACATTACCGAACATAGATGGATCGAGAAATTGTGTATTGAACGTTTCTGTACCGCTGTCAGTTACCCATCCAGTAAAGACACCACTATAGTCATAGGTATAACTTTTGAATAAATTACCACTGTCATCATATACATTAACAACAATCTCTAAATCATCTGCACTACCTTGCTGATTATACAAATGAGCGTTACCATTTTTATACACCCATTTGTAATTGTATCCATCAACTTGTATACCGGAGGCTTGCAAAGCCATACTAAGTGCAATTGTATTTGTAATGGTTTGTTGAGTACCACTAAAATAGAAAGTGCCTTGTACACCACCAGCACCAGCACCGTTATGAACATCTCCGTTGTCAGTACTTCCTGCCCAACAGTCAACTCCATAGGTACACTGAGACAGGTTTCCTGTCCAACCATTTCCTAATATGAGGATATCGCTAGACGTACCAGATGTCTGTGCGTTAGAGGAGTAAGAGGAAAAGAAGAGCAGTACCGATAGTAGCGCCAGCAACAACCCCTTGTTTTTTCTGAATATCACTCTTTGTCTCCAAGACTTCTGGTTCTGGTTTTAGGTGTGGATTGTTTTTCCAACCGTCAGACGCTTTATCACCAATCTCCCCAAGATAGGGGCATGGTGTGCCTGCCATTTCCATTGCATCAAATGTACGTCTGTCTTGACATAACACTGACACGGCTGCTACTTTCATGCCCATATCATAGAGCGTCTTGGAG